AGGTGATCACCCAAAAGGTGACATCGCTGGTGGAAGAAATCTTGAAATAAGGAGGGCATAAGACAATGCCGAACCCGAATGTAGGTATGATGTATCCGGTATGGGCGCCGATCGCCACCTGTGTGGACGGCAGCATGCCGACCTACGGCACGGGCCGCGTTCTGCAGGAGGCGCGGAGCGCGAACGTGACCAAGGAAATCAATAACAATCCGCTGTACGGTGATGACCGTATCGTGGACGATGACAACGGTATGACCGGCATGACGGTCAGCTTCGAGAGCACCGGCCTGACGATGGAAGACCGGGTGGCTGTCCTGGGCGAGTCCGTTGTCAGCACTTCCGATGACGCCCAGTGGGAGGACGACAGCGCCACCCCGTACGGCGGCTTCGGTTATATCCGCGTGATGCGGGATGCCGGTGTTCGGAAGTTCGAGGCGTACCTGATTCTGAAGATCAAGTTCCAGGAAGAGAACCAGGAAACCGCCACCAAGGAAGGCAGCATCACCTGGCGTACCCCGACCCTGAACGGCCGGGCGGCCGGATGTGATGTGGACGGCAGCGGAAAGCTCCGGTTCCGTCAGCACAAGGTATTCTCCAGCGCCAGCGCTGCGAAGACCTGGCTGAACACCAAGCTGAGCGTTCCCTCGCCGAGCAGCAACTGATTGTGACAAGGGTACCCGGGAAGTGCAATCCCGGGTGCCCTCTTTTTGTGGTTTTGGAGAAGGAGATAAAAACATGGAGATAAAGATCGGAAACAGGACGATTCCGCTGGTATTGACGGCGTATGAGATGCAGGATATCCAGAAGGACATCGGCTGCACAATCGGGCAACTACGGGACGATGTATTTGCCGTGGTGCATCACCCGGACGCGGATACGGAAAAGGGCGAATCAGAATACACCATTGAATTAATGAACGACGCGGGAAAGGTGCGGAAACTCGGAACGCTGATCCGGATCATGGGGAACGCCGGGCTGGAAGAAGCCGGGCAGGAGCCTGACCTGACGGATAAATGGGTCATGCGGCATATGAGTGTGGCGAAGGTGATGGCGTACGCGGTGGCGATGATGGCTGCTGTGAATGCGGCCATGCATACGGAAGCAACGGAGAAAAATGCGGATAATGGGCCGGTGGATGAAGTGCTGGCCGAAGAAAATCGAAAAAAAGAGCAGGGGAACTGACATACCGGCGGTTGGTTTCCGATGGCTTGATTGCCGGACTGCGGGTGGATGAAATCAACAGGATGCGGCCGGGAGAAGTGCTGGATCTTTTTTATTACCGGCAGTTGTATGATGCAGGGAGGATGTGACAGGCATGGCGGGCGCGAGCGTATCGATCGGCGTTGACGCAACGCAATTCAAACAAGGGATGCAGCAGGCTCAGCAGAGCGCGAAGAGCCTGAGCGCCCAGCTGAAGGCAACCGAGGCGCAATTCCGGGCGACCGGCGACAAGGAGCAGTATCTGGCGGATAAAGCCAAACTGCTGAAAGCGCAGCTGGACGCGCAGAAGACAGCGGCGGCGAATGCTCAGAGAGCCATGGAAGCCATGCGGAACAACGGCATTGCCGAAACAAGTTCGGAGTATCAGAAGCTACAGACGCAGCTGGCCAACGCGACGGCGGCTATGTATGACACCGAAACGGCCCTGAACGAACTGACAGGCAGTGAACAGCAGGCAGCCGGCGTTACGAAGGAACTGACAAGCAGCCTGGACAGCATCAACAAAAAGGTATCATTCGATGCGGTAATCAACGGGATCGACAAGATCACCGGCGGGCTCGAAAAAGCGGCCGGCAAGGTGATTGACATTGGCAAGGGCATCTGGGACGCGATGATGGACGCCGCCCAGCTGAGTGACGATTATGCCACACAGGCGATGATGCTCGACATGAATGTTGAGGATTACCAGCGGTACAAGAAGGTTTTCGATACTGTTGGCGAACTGACGGTCAAAGACTGGATGACCGCAAAGCGTAAGGTCCAGGCGGCTATCAATAAACCGACGGACGAACAGGTAAATATCCTCTCCCTGCTTGGTGTCGATACCCACAAGATGAGCGCCGGAAAATACGGAATGGTTGAAGGCGCGGCGAAGGATTGGGAGAGCATTTTCTGGGAAGTGTCCAAAAGCCTCCAGGCTAAAGTGGCCAGCGGTCAGCTGACACAGGACCTGGCAGACACATATGCCAATGCGCTTTTCGGGAAGAGCTTCATGAGCCTGAAACCGATGATGGCCCTGGGCGAAGAAGGGTTTAAGGCGGCGTTGGAAGAGCAGACGGTCGCAAGTGAAGAAGCGATTCAGAAGAACGCCGAACTGAATGACACAATTATTAAGTTGCAGGGCGACTTCGAGACGCTGAAAATCGAAGTAATGAGCGGACTGGCCCCGGCGCTGACGGAAGCAGCAAAAGCGGTGGATGGACTGCTTGAACGGGTTATGGAATATCTGGAATCGCCGGAAGGCCAGCAGGCACTTCAGGATCTGGGAACGGCGGTCAGCGGGCTTTTTGACGACCTTGGGAAGATTGATCCGGAACAGGTTGTTGAAGGGTTCACAAGTGTTTTTAACACGATTGTCAGCGGTTTACAGTGGATGGTGACGAACGAAGAAACGCTGAAAGGTATCCTTGGGGCAATTGTCACCGCGTGGGGCACGGCAAAACTGGTAAATGGTGCGCTTGATGTTCTACAGCTTATCCAGGGAATCAAAGGGTTGACCGGTGCGGGTGCAGCAGCGGCAGCAGGTCAGGCAGGCGCAACAGCGGGCGCCGCATGGGGTGCAGGATTCGCAAAGGCGGTTATTGCGGCAGCTCCGTGGCTGGTCGGCGTTTATACGCTGCTGAATCCGGCGGATACGGATGCCGGGGAAGCGATACAGAATGTTGATGCGGCAGGCGTGGCAACCACAACAGGCATGGAGTGGTTGAAAACTGTTTATAAAAACCCCGGATTGACCGACGAACAAAAAGGCATGACTGCCAACGATCCCGCCTGGGAAATTGTTCCTTTTGTGGCTGATGTATTCGGGCAAATGAGCGACATCCTGAACGATCCGCAGGCTGCTGGCGCTATTCTTCAATTTGGAGATGATATCACCGGGCTGGTTGCGGCTCTGGAAGGTCTTGGGTACGAGAAGAACATGACCGAGGACCAATATTCCGAATACCTGAGGAAGCGGAGAGAAGAAGCCAATGCCGCTGAGGAAGACCTGAGCGTTTTCGGAGAATCAGCTGAATCAGCATCGGAGATCGTGGCAGGGTTGAGCGAAGGGATGCTCAGCCTCGGAGAAGAATCCGGAGCCACGTCTGGAGATTTGGGCGGCCTGGGCGAAAGCGCGGAAGAAGCGGCAGCGGCACTTGATCAGGCCGCAGCAGCTGCTCAAAGTTTCAATCCTCTTGCGTTCTGGGTTGGCGGGCACCATGCAAACGGCCTGTTCAGTGTGCCGTGGGACGGATATCCCGCGATCCTGCACAAGGGTGAGCGCGTGCTGACCGCCAGGGAGAACCAGAGCTACACGTACAACACGTATTTCGGGAACGTGAACCTGAACAACGGACTCGAGATCGAGGCCCTGACAGAATCCATCGACCGCAGGAACCGCAGGCAGCGGAGCGGATACGGGAGTTGAGAACATGGCAATCAGATATTGGTTTAAATGGAACGGGACCCGGAGCGACGCGAAGAACATCATCATGAACGCGCCGGTTCCGATCATCAAACCGGAAGAGCGAGTCGGACACGTTACGATCCCCGGCCGGGCCGGTGAGCTGACGGTGACCGAAGGGGACGACATTTGGCAGAGCTACATCCAGACAGTTGGGATCGCGGTAAATGGCGCGTCCAATGTGCCGGATGTCGAGAACTGGCTGAAAGGTGAAGGAAACGTCATTTTCCACTGTCAGCCGGGGCTCCAGCAGGCAGCCCGGGTGATCGGCGCGGTGACGCTGGAAAAGCACAGCGCCCACCTGGACTGGTGGGAAGGTGACGTGCAGTTCTACTGTTCACCGATCAAGCGCGATCCGGACGAAACAACAATAGAGGTCACGTCCAGCGGCGCGACGGTCAACAACCCGGGCGACATGGACGCCTTCCCGCTGATCGAGGTGACCGGCAGCGGGGCCATTACCGTCAGCTGCGGCGGGAACGTGCTTTCGATTCCTTCCTGTACCAGCGGATGGGTGATCGACAGCGAGAACGAATGGATCCTGGCCAGCGGGGTGCCGATTGGCGGCGTATGCAGCGGGGACTTCCCGGTGCTGCGGAAAGGATCGAATACATTGGCATTTACGGGGAGCATCACCAAACTGACGGTGACTCCCCGTTTCCGTTATCTGTAAGAAGAGGTGATACCGATTGATTGAACTGTACGCGAAGGGTACGACCGATTTTTCCAAGCACGGGATCGCGCTGGCGGCCAGTCAGGCATCGGTAACCTATCAGGACAACGGCCGATACGATATGGACATGACCATGCCGTATAACGCGGTGATCAATATCGATTACGGCATGATCGTCCGGTGCCCGGTGCCTGCCCAGGAAATTCCCGCGATTACGCTGGGAACCGTCAGCTACTGGGAAGTGGCCAGCGGGCAGAGCGATGTGCCGCTGTATAAGTCCGTGCCGGTAGTGACCACGATCAAATACAGCGAATGGTGCTACGCCCAGGAATATATGGCAGGCTCCAAAGTCAGCTACAACAAGAAGAACTACCAGGCCAGCCACAACATTGTCGATATCGATACGACCATGTCCCCGGACAACTATCCGAACGGGTGGAGCGAGATTGCACGGACTACGATCACCGGCGGCGAGATCATCACCAACCTGGATGCAGGGGATATGATCGTCAAAACCGGCGACTTCAGCGACAGATATATGAAAGCCGCAGATGTGGCCGGGCATGAAGGATTCATCGAGATCAGCAAGTGCACGGACCTGTCGGAAACGGATACGCGCACGGTGCCGGCCCAGAGCATCCGGGATCAGAGTTTTACAATCAGTGAAATTACCAAATCATCTGATGGAAAACTGCTGACGATCCACGCGGAGCATATCAGCTATCAGCTGGGGCGGACATTGCTGGGCGACTGCAATATCAGCCGGGCGACACCGGCAACGGCGCTGATGCTTATCCGTGGCGCCATGAAAGGAAGCTACCCGGGCGAACTGGAAACCAACCTGACCGGCGAGGATGCGCTGATCACCGGGGACTTCTCCTGGAAGAACGCGCAGGCGGCCATCCTGGACCCGAAGGCCGGCTTCCTGAATGAATCCGGCGGGCATATCATCCGCAACGACCTGAATGTGTATATCATCCGGGAAGGC